ATGATCTTTAATATGGGCCTTGGTGGAGTCCTCAATTTCAAGAAGATGATTGCTGCGATTCAAGAACAGAACTATGAAATGGCGGCTACGCAGATGCTCGATAGTACGTGGTCGCAACAGGTAGGAAAGAGGGCGCTAGAACTGGCCCGAATGATGGTGTCTGGAAAGTATCCAGACGGACTAACTGACTAGGGGTGACAAATGAATGAAACGTATATGGGTTTCTCTGTTGATGAAATTACTGGATTCGTTCGCCATGTTCTTACTACTGCTGGTGGTGGTCTCGCTGTTACTGGCGGGCTTGATCCTACGGCATGGCAGACTATTGCTGGTGCTGTTGCTGCTGTGGCTGGCGTGGTCTGGTCCATTATGGCAAAGCGGGCGGTGAAATGAGGAATCTATGGATAACCTGTGCGGTTGTGGCCGTCCTCTCGGGTTGTGCTGCCGGTCCTCAACCGACAATGCCGAAGACGATACCGGAGCAGATCGAAGCTGCTGCTCTGCTGATGGAACACCTGAGCAATGCGATTGTGAATGTGACCTGCACGAAGTTTGCGCAGAAGAAGTGTATAGAGCCAGGGAAGCCGCTGATGCCGGAGAAGGCAGTGGAACTACATAAGCTCGTAGAGCAAGCCGACTCCACTCTGCAAGCCACCAAGATGATTCCTATCGATGGAAGCGGTGATTGTTTGGGGGCTTACAAGTCTCAGGCTCAGTGCTTGGCGGTGGTCAGCAACCTGCTGACGCAGGTAGATGCTTACCTTATCTCACAGGGGAAGAAGTAATGGGCGCGACGCTTGTTATAGACATGATGCAGGTAGGCGTACAGGGCATTTTGGCATGGTCAAACTATCAGACTCAGCTTTATGCTCTGCAACAGAAACGCGCCGCAGAGGGTAAGGTCGTTACTATGGAAGACATCCTTCCCCTTCTGGACGAAGCGCACACTGCCATTCTGCACAATTCCAAGGCTATCAATGACGCCTTGGTTGCTTACAACAACTCCTGATCTATGGCCCCTGCTGGCGGTCGTAGTGTCCGTATTGGGCATAAGGTGCGCTCTGTACGCCTACGATCTTCAGCAAGCCTATAGGTACATAGCAGACCTGGAGGAGCGCGTCAGGAAGCTTGAGGGTCGTTCTCTGCACGATCTTCGTCAGTGGTACTGGCCGACATCATAGAGTCCATAAGAGACTTATTGCGGGCGTCTTTTATTTCTTTTGTAACTACCAGAGGAACAGTCACCCATTCCTCTCCTATCATTTCCTGAAGCAAAACCGAATGATACGGACCATATGTAAAGCACGTTCCCTCGGTTCCATTGCCTACAACAATCCATCTAAGCACGTCTACTCCTTAAAAAGGTGAGGGGGCAGACTTTCGTCTGCAACGGCCGGAAATTTCTAACCCTCCCCTCGTTGATCATCCTCCAAACCCGTCTCTGTCATGGGATGGAATGTATGGTTTATCCTCGTATTTGGTGGGTCTTTTCGATGCGGCTTCCAGTTGAGAGCGCAACTCCGCGCACTCTTCTGTCATGGCGGCGAGTTCGCGCTCAAGTATATGTGAATGTTCAGCCATGGCATCTGCGGTATTTTGTGTAGCCGCAAGGCTCATTGCTTTGTGCCATGCCGCATATGTTCTCGGGGTGTCACTCATTCTGGTTTCTCCAATCTAAGCAGTGTCGTGTTGGCCATGGCGGCCATGTGAACAGAATTAGATTGCTCGGCTATGTATTTCAGTGCAAAGCGCAACTCCGCGCACTCTGCGGTCTTGGCGGCGAGTTCTTTCTGCGATTCTTCGTAGTATTCGTAGAAGATATATTCGCCTTCAGGACATTGGTAAAGTTCTCCGCAGATGTCTTCAGAATATCGCGCAGGAGTGTCACTCATGGCTTTCTCCCATTGCTGCATCTACGGCAGCATCAAACAAAGATGGATTCTCGCTTAGTCCATCCATTCCTATCTCAGACTCCCAAGCCCCGGCTGCCCTGATCCACCGATACCGCGTCGCATCCTTTCGCAACTCCGCGCACTCTGCATTCAACGCGGCATTCGCTTCTCTCAACTCGGTGCGCTCAGACTTCTTCAGCAGGTTTTGAAGTCTCTGCTTTTCCGCAGTCATGGCGGCTAGTTCGCGCTCTAGCTGTTTGGATAATTGGTATACGGTCAGTCCAATGCGACCGCCGTCATCCCATGCCTCATCAGTTCTCGGAGTGTCACTCATGGCTTCTCTCCTTCGTACACCGGAATCTCTTGAGCCAACTCGGACCCGCAATAGGGGCAGAACGCATACCCGTTGTCTACTGGCCCTCCGTCGTTAAACTCGAACAAGTTGCCGCAGCCTGACTCCCAAGCCCCAGAGTCATCGTGTTTCCATGTGCAAATTTTCTGGGTGTCACTCATGGCTTCTCTCCCATTGCTGCTCCAAAAAACGGTTTCAGGTCGTCGATAATTTCGTCAAACGGTTTCCCGCTCGAAAGATTCAACATGCAGGCTTCTTTCCACATTCTAGGATTCATTTGCCGTGCCGTCCGATACCGCTCCGCGTCCTTTCTCAACTCCGCGCACTCTTTTTGTATTCTTACTAGATTAGCGCAACACTCCTCTGTCCCGCATTCGCATCGGCTCATCTTGAAAGCAACGTCCCGCTCCGCAGTCATGGCGGCTAGTTCGCGCTCAAGATTCTTTGCAAAGTCTTGCAGTAACTCCTCACGCTCCGCCATGTCCAAACAATCGTCTGCCATTCCACGAACAAACTCATCAGCACTCGGAGTGTCACTCATGGCTTCTCTCCTCAGAATGGAATATCGTCTTCCAAATCAGCCATTGGGTCTTTCTTCTTCGGCTCTTCCTTTTGCTTCGGTTCGCTGATGGCAAGACTCAGGTATGTAGACCCTTCCTTCCCGGCCTTCTTCCATCCAGCAAGGTAGTACACCTTTCCATCCACGTTTACCGTACCGTTATAGTCAGGCTGGTTGGGCTTTTCCTTCTTCTGATTAACGAAGAGACTGCCGGTATTGGGATTAAGCTGATACGCCATTTTTAGCACCTTTCTTGATGAATGAACGAATCTTTGAATCCAATTGGTTCCAAAGATAAATCTTTTCCTCTGGCTCCTGAACAAGCTCCAGGATGCTTTGAATCTCTTCCAAGTTCTCCTGTGCGTACCATTCCTTGATGAGCGTTGCCATGTCCACCAGTTGAGAAGCGTTGGCGGGTTCTGGAACGGACGTAGGCTTGACGTTAGCCGCCACAATGTTGTCTGACACAACCTCCGCCGCGTCGGGAGGAATGTCTTCGCCGGCATAGATGTACAGTCCTATCCCGTGGAGAGCAATAGCCTTTGCCAAGCACCGTTGCATGGCCGTATTCACCGCAAAGGCATCGGGATTGGTAACGGCTTTGTTCTTGTAGTCCATAACCGGAAGATGAGCGGTACGAGTCTTTCCAAAGGCAACAACCTTGCATCGGACTATCCAAGTACCACTCCACTCTTCTGGAGTCTCGTATTCCCAATAAGCACCCTCGTCTAACTCCATGAGCTTATCTACCGCCCACGCCCAAGACAGGTAAGAAAGACCGTTTTTCTTCTCAACGTGTTCGTTAACGTTGATCTTGCGCAATTCTGCGTATTTCATTCTTCACCCTTTCTTTCGTCAATATCCATCCCCGTCGCGTAACAGAGTATGTACATGTCCTCTGCTGACAGGTGTTTGCTAGCGTTGGTCAGGGCTTCGTAGATTCGATATTCAAGCTCTTGGCTTGAAGTCCACCCTTCCCCGTCCCTATCTGCTGCTAGTTCTGCCATTCTGCCCATTTTGATAGTCCTTGATCCAGAAAGCACAAGTAACGAAAGTCCCTGCCGAGTATCCTATGAGCAGGAAACATATGGCCTGCCAATCAGCGATCTCCATCTTTGCATCCCTCCCAAATAGCCCAAACACACAAGCCTAGAATCCAGGCCCCGTTAAGCAGCTCGAAGCATTCAGCGATCACGGTTGCGCTCCTTTTCATATTTGTCGTAAGCGGCGCGCTTTTCCTGTTCTTCTTCCCAAAGCTGCATTGCTCTGTCTACCGTTTCATCTGTCTTGTTTGAAGTGGTGTGAATCATTTCCTGGATGTCGTTCGGCTCAACGTGGTCACGCCAGAACAGGTAGCGGTCAGAGTTCTTACGCAACTCCGCGCACTCCAATTCAAGGTTGCCAATCCTAAGAACCAAAGCGTTTCTTGTAGTCTCAGCGTCTAAGCAAGACTGAACAAAACCAACCTTTTCTGTGTGATATCCACCGTCCATATGGATAACCGCCAGAAGGTTAAGCGCGGATTTCTTCTGAGCAACCATGCCAACGATTATTTCGTTTAACTCCTCGCACTCTTTCTCTTTGGCGGCGAGTTGTTCTTTCAATAGCTCAACTCCCCAACACATTTCTTCATCATCGCCGCAGGTGAACTTACTTTTATCTATTTCGTCACTCATGGCTTCACCTTGCTCGTGTAGTACACATCTATCTGTCGGCTAACCTCAAATATCTTTTCGCACTTCCCGCACTGCACCTCTGTGTCGCCCTCCAGCCCCGGCCCGAAATCGACCTCCCACGAATCCCTCTCCGCGTACCCGCAGTGCGGACAGGTAATGAAGTCCTGCCGGTGAGTCTCTATGGTGTCACTCATCGCGTAATCTCCATCATGTCGCCCACGAAGTTGGCGTCAAAGTCCTCTATCTCTTCATCGTACAGCTTGTCCGTTTCCCGATCTACATGAAGGTCGATGTAGTGCCTAATCAGCGCACCCAAGGCGGCGTCATCCTTTGAATCAATACAGGCATGGATGGCCTGTATAGCGGGTCGTGGAAGGTCTGTGATGGCTTCTTCGATGTAGTAGTGGTCACCCCACACGGTTTCCCTAATACCCTTCCAAAACGCTTCATATTGAGTCTCAGAGGGTTTCATTTTCCACCCAAATTTCCATGTCCATCACGCCGGAATACGCCATAAGATCACCTCTTGCTTTTGAGAGTTGGCAGTAGTTTTCCACTGGAATTTCTTTGCAATCCATTGCCTTTTCCATGGCATCAATGGCGGCAATAATGTATTTGGCTTTCATACGGCATCCCTCAAGAACCATTTAGCGAACAGCTTTCCGGTCTGTTCTGGATCGGTGTTGAACTTCTCCATGAATTCGTGCATTACATCCACGCACGGTCTCTGTTCCTGTCCCAAGAGCCATTGCGCCATTTCTGGCGTGATAGGCTGATAGTTCTCAACCGCCGCCGCATTGCTCTCCGCCAGCTCTGCCGTTGCTTGGCGGATGTTGTCGATCAGATCAACAAAGTTCATTATTTTCTCCCGTCTGGTTGTGGTACAGTTGAGACTGTATATATTAGTTTCTAAACTGTCAAGCACTAATTTCAGTTGACAACCGAAAAGGCAAAGCGTATAAAGTAAATCATGAAAGTTGAACGCTTATTTGAACTATTCGGAACCAAGAACGCGGCGGCAGAATTCCTTGGAGTATCAAGGGCTGCGGCCAATAACTGGAAAGCAAAGGACGAGCTACCAAAGCTGAGAGCCTTTGAAATGCGGGAAAAGCTTCGCATAGCCTTCCATGAGATTGACGCCGAATTGAGTAAGGACTCCTCCCGGACCCCGTAAGGGGTCTTTCACATCCCACGGACGATCTTTAAACCTCCCGTCCGTGGGGTCTTTTTAAGAGTGTAAATGGGGTCGATTGTTTTAAGTATTGTCTAGTCGGTAACGCACAGTCTGTACGGAACCGAACATAAGGTGAGAGGGAAAGCTAGTTGGTCTTGCCGGGGTAACTGGCTTTCTCTTTCTCTCTTTTGGTCTTTCCCGAATTAACGGGGTATGTCCCGCAAGGTCAGTGGGATATAGGGGGTGTTTGTGTTTTTCTCGGTTTCTCTTTCAGGGGCTGGACTTGAATAACTTAGTACCTATAGAGCAAGAAACAGATTTAGAGATTCCGTATTACGAGAGCGCAACAGAGTTTGAAGTACAGGCCGAGCTTTACACGATATTGAAACAGCTTGGCTTAGATGTTCGCGGAGAGGTTTGTTACAAGACTAAAGACATGCAGTGCCGATTTGATCTGGTGATATTTAGGGGAAAGAAGCCAAAGAGAATCGTTGAGGTAAAGGCAAAGAAGATAAAGCACAAGACTTGTCTAGAGGACACAAGACAGGCGCGCAGATACAGAAAGTTCGGATTGATTGTGAGCTTTGTTTACGGAAGGGAAGATTTTCCTTCCCTTATAACCAGCCTCATAAACACGGGTGACTTATATGAAGGCGCAAGTATTAAAGCTATTTGAAGAGCCGGATCCAGCACAGCAACCAGACTTTGAACAGTTCTGGATGTCGTACCCGAAGAAGCAAGCAAAGAAGGTAGCCCGTGATTCTTGGAAGCGTATTTCATGGGAACCCGGACTGTTTGAAAAGATCATGTCGTCGATAGAACAATTTCGGCGCACCGAACAGTGGGCTAAAGACGGAGGACTCTATATCCCTATGCCGGCCACCTGGCTTAATCAGGAACGATGGGAGGACGAGCTGGAGGTATCCATACAAGCGTCTCCCTGCAACTGGCCTGGATGCAAAGCACATGGGCAAACCCAACGCGGGACAAGACTCTACTGTCAGCGCCACATTGACTCTTTTCAACGAGGAGAAACCCCGTGACACCTATTCAGAGGAATGGCGAGCCGAATGTGAGGCCAGATATGTTTGCAACATCAAAAGCAAGTACGAACGCAATCTCTACCTGCAAGGGGTTCTGGAGAAGCGCGGTAAAGAACCTGCTGCAAAGCTTCGTCGTGATGTGCTTATGGAGTGGAATAAGTCACGCGGAGTACGTAGATGACTGCCAGCACTACGGCGCTCTTGCGGTAGCGGTGCAATACGTCCGCCTGAACCAGTTACTTACTGCTGACGAGTTGTACTCCTCGGAAGTACAGTTTTTCAAGGAGTCAGGGCTAAACGACGACCGAATTTCAAGGTTGATGGCGTTAGTAAAAGGAGTTTTTGAAGATGACAACATTTTTGCGGAGCCTGAGTTATTTGAGATTCACATGGAGGAGTGCGTTCGTGAAGCTCGCTGATATCGCGCTAATCATTCTGCTGGCCCTTGGATTATCAAGGGTCGAGGCGGCGGACTACTACGAGATCGGAATCGGACAATCAAAACTCCATCGCAATACGGGTTACGGATGGTGGCAGCAGGACGGCGCAGATCAGATTTATTCCGAGAAAAACCCCGCATGGTCCGTCAGGGCCGGATGGAATATTAACGAATGGCTTGACGTTGAGGCGGGAGCCAGGGACTTAGGACGGCAGAACTTTGTAGGCTCGTTTATATCTGACCCTGGTTATCAAGCAACAACGGCCCTTGTATGCGCGTTCCCGTGTGGGGAGCCCGTTTATAGCGTTTATGGCGAAGGTAGGGTTTTCGGTATTGACGCCAGGGCAAAGATCGGTAAGCGGTTTGGATCATTCCGTCCCTTCCTAACTGTTGGCGCTTTCAACTACAAGGCCACCTTTCGGACGTACGGCATAGCGCACGACAATTCAGGATTTATCAAACAGTCCTATCAGGAAGTCGAATCAAGAATCCGCCCGACCTATTCCATAGGAGCCGAGTACAAGGCCTTTTTTGTGGAGTGGCAGATAGACCCTAGCGTAGGGACTGAATTTAGCGATGTTAACCGCGCCCAAACAATCACGTTTGGCGTGAAATTCTAAGGGACATTATGAAAACCATTCTGACCGCAGTCTTGTTGTTTGCTTCCTCCGCCTTTGCTCAGTCCGTGGTGCTTGATCCAGGACCGGGAACTAACTACCTTGCTACATCGTGCGGAGGGCAGACCGTTAACGAATATGCTGCTGGATTCGACGCAGCAGGAATGCCGACGGCCGTCGTCAGGGTGCAAACGTCTTGCCACGGATCAGGCCGAGCCGCCAAGAACCATTATTACTTTACTTGTGCACGGATAACGTTTGATTGGAACGGCATCAAGCTCAGTCAGGAACTAATCAATGCTGGAGGCTGGATTCAGGGACAAGCCTACGTCCCATGCGATGTGGTAATCGACCCTCTGGCGACGTTTGATTGGCTGGACGCGGACGGCAACGTGGTAGGTACGCTGATAACCGGTGGTTTCCCCAATGGATACCGAGCCGCCCTGCAATGAGCGATTGTACCGTCCTATGGCTGGGCGTTGCATTTTGGATTCTGTGCGGCATTATCTTCGTGGGCGGTCTCATTGGGTGGGTTCTTAATTGATAACCGAACAGGAGGTAGACCGTGCGCTTCAGTACCTGCGAGATCAGGCAGAGGCAGACGCTCAAGCTAGGGCAAATCGACTCTATATGGAGCATTGGATTAAGACGGTCCTTGCGCAAGAAATGGCTAAAAGCTCTGCCACTTCTATCGCGGCATCGGAAGTGGGGGCGCGAATATCTGGGCCTTATGTGGACGCGCTCGGTGCGTACAAGGAGGCTATTGCGGACGATGAAAAGCGCCGGTTTCTGAGGGCCGCAGCAGAGGCCCGTATAGACGCATGGCGTACGCAAGAGTCATCGCGCAGGGCAGAGGGAAAGGCTTACTCATGAACATAATTAGTCTCGGAGCGGGAGTGCAATCGTCAACAATGGCGCTTATGGCGGCACATGGAGAGATAACGCCCATGCCTGATGCGGCGATTTTTGCGGATACTGGTGCGGAACCGAAGGGCGTTTATGCGTGGCTTGATTGGTTGGAGAAGCAATTGCCTTTTCCCGTCTATCACGTCATGAAAGATCAAGGGCTTAGAGAAAACATCATTGGCTCAATTGTTGGAGGTCGCATGGCGTCGCCCCCGTTCTTCACTGAATCTAAGAATTCTGGAGGAATGCTTCGACGTCAATGTACAAATGATTTCAAGATTCAGCCAATACGTAAGAAAGTCCGTGAATTGTTGGGGCTTGAAAAGGGAGAAAGGGCTGGCTCGGCAGTGCTGTGTACTCAATGGATCGGCATTAGCACAGACGAAGCGCAGCGCATGAAGCCCTCGCAAGACAAATGGAGCGAACACAGGTGGCCCCTGATTGAAATGAACATGTCTAGGCTTCAATGCCTAGCGTGGATGGAAGCAAAGAGCTACCCGCAACCGGCTAAATCGGCTTGTACATTCTGCCCATACCACGATGACCTATTGTGGCGCGACATGAAGAACAACGATCCCGAGTCGTTTGCGGACGCCGTAGAGATTGACCGGATAATCAGGAATGGGGTGCGGGGAACGACGCAGAAACTCTACCTGCACAAATCCCTCAAACCGCTAGAAGATGTTGATTTTAGGACGGCAGAGGATGCGGGCCAGCTATCTATGTTCGGAAACGAATGCGAAGGAATGTGCGGAGTATGAGCAAGACTAAACGCCACCTTGACCGCGTTGCAAGCATTGGCTGCATTCTCTGCAAGGCGGTCTTGGACATCAAAGACACTCCGGCAGAGATACACCACGTTTACGACACTGCCGACCGTTCGGACTTTTTAGTGGTTCCTCTCTGCTCAGCTCATCATCGTGGGAAAGCCGGATTCCACGGGCTGGGCGAACGAAAATTCAATATGGTCTACGGGACATCCGAGACCAAGCTATTGTCCGCAACCATTGAGGCTCTTTCGTGATAGTCCACTACGCTAAACCGTGGTGTTCCAAATGCAACAAAGTACGCCTCACACAAGGGGAAACTGTATGCGCCGAATGCCGAGCCAAGAACTCATCCAGGAAGCGGACATGGAAAAAACGCCATGAACAAGTATCGCAACAAAAAGACCTTTGTTGAAAACCTGCAATTCGATAGCAAGAAAGAAGCCGCTAGATATGTTGTCCTGAGGGAAATGGAGCGTACTAAGGAAATCGAGGGGCTAAAGCTACAGCCTACATTCAAGCTGGCGGTGGGAGACTTTCCTATCTGTAAATACCGGGCCGACTTTGAATACATTTTGAACGGTCAAAGAGTCGTTGAAGATGTTAAGGGGATGAAAACAGCAATCTATCGCATCAAGAAAAAGCTTGTTAAGGCGATTCACGGAATAGACATTCACGAAACATGAGGGTGACATGAAAACGTGCAAAAAATGCAATCAGGAGCTTGAAGATTCGTCTTTTACGGTGGTCGGGTATGGTCCGAAAGGATATCAGGGGAAGAAATACCTAGACAGCCACTGCAAGCCCTGCCGATACATTGTTCGCAAGGAACGGACATTAGCCAATGGAGCTAAAGACTGTTATCGGTGCGGAATCAATAAGCCGGCAGATCAGTTTTGCCCGGGAGATTCGGCTTGCCATTCCTGCCGTGATCTACACAAAACAGCCGCAAAACAGTCCCGCAAGCCGCGAGACTCCGCATTCGAGCAATACTCAAAGGTTCCTCCGCCTAATCTGGCGTACCGCAACATACTTTGGGACGATGAGGCAGTAAACGAACCGCCGTATGTTATCCCAAAGATATCAGACGTATTGACGGTCCCGGTTCAGGGTCTGCTGTCCGGCAGGTGGACATGAGTCCGGTACTGTTGCTGATCGTAGCCGTTATCTACGCCATTGTCGGATGCGATGCTAGAAACGGACTGAACATGTTCTATTTTGGATGCGCCGCAGCAAACCTGGGACTAGCATATGACTCAATTAGCCACTCAGTACCATAGCCTTTCAAGGGTCGAATATTGGCTGATAGAATGGGCGACATGGGTCAGGCAATGGAGAGCCAATGTCGGCTTTCCAGGCAAGTCGATCGGGATTATGTCTGGTGGAGAGTCTAGGCGCGGAGCCGATGTCGATCAAGATTTTGAGTATGAGGCATGGAGCGTTAACGTAAAAGCCCTGGATTCGCTAATAGAAAGCCTTCCACCGGCCCAGACGTGCGCGGTCAGGCACACCTACCTTGGTGAGGTCTGGCGCTTCCCTAGGGACAATTTAGACCAGTTGCTCGCATTGGCAGAAGAAACCCTAGAACATGGATGCGAGGCGAGGGGGGTCTGTATATGACCGAGGCAGAATGGGAATGGTACGAAGAAAGGGCGGCAATCTTGGAGTTCCTAGCCAATATGGAGCGCAAAGAGGCCGAGAAAACCGCCCGGGAGATGCTAATTGCACGTGGTGGAGGTAGTGTTACCCATGCGGGTGGTGGTGCAGGTCACGTACCGTCCACCCTGATACCCACTGCAAACAACGGTTGACCCAATGTACGTGCACGTCCAAGTATCTACCGCGAGAGCATCCTTTACCATCCAGATAAAGGTGCAATTGACGATCAGGGCGAGAATGGCGGAGCGGATAGCGTAGGTTTTCATGGTTTATTCCTTTTCGGTTAATGTGTAACGGTTTGACAACGTAGGACTATCTGTGATATTGTCTTCCGCAGTTTCGGGACTCGTTCGCCCTGAAAACGGCAGTCTAGCTGTGCAATTAAGCCCTCAATCGGGGCTTTTTTGTTCCAGTTGACGAATATTCCACTCTAAGGCGGATTTGATTGCCAGCCTCCATTCTGATGGGGTTATTTTCCATGAATAGCAATCTATTGGGTCTGCCTTAGTATCGGCAAGCGCGTCAATCAATTCTTGGATATGGTTTCCATTGCAGCATGCCTCATAGAATGCCTGTTTATTGCTCATTTTGCTGACTCCTTAAGATAGTGTCCACATGTCGGGCATACCGGCCTGGACCACGTTTTAACGGCCCGCGAGAGCGTTGACTGATTCAGGCCGAACATGGATGAGACTGTATTCTGTGAATAATCTGGATGAGCTACAAGCCATTCATAGGCTTGGCGCGTGCGGGATTTAGTCATTCAATTTCCCTTCAAGGTAAAGGTCAGGCATTAACGAGTCTTTAGCATCCGCGAACCCATATCCATATTGCCGATTCTCTGGCCGCCATGCGGTATCCGGGAACGGTTCGGTATAGTCCGCATCGCGTAGGCCGTCCCTGTATCCTTTTATGTAGTGGGTGGATGTCATGCTTGATTCCTTATTTTCTTGTTAAGATTTACTAGGTAATCTAGCGCGGTCAATACTTCTATGCCTGGCATGGATGCAAATTGATCTGCCGTACGACGTTCAAATGTTTCAAATGCGCACTTGCCAGTGGCTTTGATCGTTATCATCCATGAGCCGCATCCGTGCGGGAGGTCTGGCGCATTCATGGTTAGTACACCACAATGCCACGCGAATAGCACGATTCCACTGTCTGTCCCTCTGGAATGTCGCCGGGGCGGATAATGTACAGAACCTCGCCACGTGGGTCTGTTTGGATATAGGCTGATAGATTGCCATCAAAGCGCCCCTCTCCCTGCGTTACATTAGCGGGCAATTGTGGGCGTCCGTTGCGGGCGTTGATAATCGCATTAAGCCTCTTTTTGGCTCCAGTTTCACGATCTGCCACTGGATAACGGCGGTCAACATAACCCTTTGTGGTCGGATATTGAATGCGCATGTAGGGCTTGCTATCCGGTTCGTCGCCGTCACGTTCAATGCTGCAGATCGTTTGTCCCTCTCCCGTCCCGCACTCCAGTTCATGCCAACGACGCAGGGCCATTGAGATGCGGCGGAGCTTATCGGATTCTTCTTGGGTGAACCCAAGGGACATTAAAGACTCTTGCTGATGGTTCAGGCGTTGCGCTTCGCGTTTGTTCATGATGGTTTCCTTTTAATAGTGGACAGGATTAAAGGTTATTGCTCCATCGCTATCTCTGGAAAAGTAACCTTTGACATGTTTGCCGTGAATTCTGGTACATGCTGGTATTGAGAAGAATGTGTCCGCATATCCAGTTGCGTAGCACGTAAGCCTGTATTCTGTATTGCCGATAGGACAGTTTTTTACCTTTGCATATGGGCCTAGACAATCCATCGGCCCGCCCGGACGGTATCCAATAGCTCCATTGGGGAATGTAAAGGTATCGTTTGATGCGTAGAATACTTGTGCCATGGCGTTAGACTCCCAATTTGGTCGCAATGCAATGACCCAATACTGAGCCGGTTAAGACGATGACTGCGATTAGGGTAAGCATTGTTGTTTCTCCCGATTCGTTTGACTGCGCTTAACTATATGCAGGTCACATGCCATAATGCCAAGCATATACGCATATCATAAGCAAGTATATGATCCGCAAAGAAACAATTTGTTTTTACAGATAGACCATATTGCCGACTCTGGCAGAATGGTGCCAAGAAGTGACGCCGTAATATGTCACCAGCTACACAAACACGGCAATGGGTGACAACGTAACGCCTAATTTAGACTGACTTAAAGGAATGACATGGCCAAGCCAAAGACAAAGAAACCCGCACCGAAGCCGGCCAGCAAACCCAAAAAGCCTATGTGCTGATATGTTCCTAGCCAACGCAGTAGTAGCTGGCCTATATATGGCGGTACAGGGAAACAAGACTGTAGATTCAGTGAAACGGACAGCAGCAATCCAATGTCCCTTGCTGACCGCATACAAAGCTCCAGGAAGCAACGAGACTAGATCACTACATATCCCTATAGTCCAATACTCAGAGAGCGCTGAGAGCGTTCCTAGCGGATTGCATTGGCTGTACTCATAGATAGTCTGTAATCCCAGAAAAGTTCGAGCAAAGTCTCAGAGGTGATGCTCTAGCATGTTTCACGTTGTCTGCTCGACCTCTGTTCTATCACCTAGACCTGGCCGAATAGCATCCACTCTGCACCAGATAGCGCACGCTGACCACGCATCGAGCGCTGTAACCCATTGATTGCATGTAGTGTTGCGGTGCATGGTGCGTATAACGTACATTATGTCAAGTGTAGGGTGAGTGCTAACACTGGGGTATTTTGGGCGTGGATGGTGGATTTTGACCCCCCGGGGGGCCTGTGGTGGGCGCAGATGTGCGTGGGCATCCTGAAGCCCATACCAAAGTGAAATTTAGAAAAAAGTGGGTTTTTGACTCAAGCCATTCCGGTGTTATATAAGCCGAAGTGGGAAACTGATTCAAAAGTCTCCGGTCCCATATAAGGGAAAGTGGGAAAAGGTAGTCATTTAGGCCAATTTAACCGTCAAGAGGGAATCCAAACTGACACCATGAAAGGAAAGAAAGATGAAAGTAAGCGACGTGTGCGGACCGGCGTGTCCTCAAGTGGAGAACAAGAACCAGACCAATCTGGGTCAAACGACGGGCTCGAGTCCGGTTCTGCGGCAAGTGGGTTCGGACAAGAACTACAACAACGCTCAGAAGGGTCTGAACGACGGTCTGACCCAGATGTCTTGGTCGGGCGGCAAGGGGTCGTAAATGAAAGCCCTGAAGACTCTGGGTCACGGACCGAATGCGGGGCGGGTGGTGAAATCCCAGGAAGCCAGCCGAACTGGTTCAACCCCGAAGACCCCGATGCAGATCTCGAAGGCGAAGAGTCGAGTGACGCCGGAGGAACCGAAGCACCAGAAGGGGAGACTTACTCAGGCGTAGAGGCTATTAACCCGAACAGGGTTAGAGAAGAGACCCCCAAGAACTTCCAGCAGCTAGCCAAGTTCCAGTTCAAGAAGGGTGTCTCTGGAAACCCCAAGGGGAAACCTAAAGGGGTGTATGACAAGTTCAGCAAGACCAAGCTCCAGAAGATGTTGGACATCATGGGGCAGGATGCGCACAAGATCATTAGAAAGGCCATCAAGAAGGCTTTGGATGACACAGATAAGGATCAGGCGCAGATGCTTAAGCTGCTGATAGACCGCCTTGTACCGGCCACTAAAGCGGTTGAGGTTACGGGCTTGGGCGGTAGAGAGTTAGCGTTAAAGGTCTTGGTTGAGGGCATTGAGACCCACAACCAGGTCAACCAACTCGATATAAGCGACGCCAAGTTAATTAACTGATGTCCGAGCTAAAGGTTTCTTTGCACCCCCAGCAGTTGGAGGTGTTCAAGAACCCTGCGCGCTTTAAGGTGGTGGTTGCCGGAAGAAGATGGGGTAAGTCGGTTCTAGCTAGAGACATGATGCTGATTGAAGCCATCAAGTCTGCCGCTGCTGACGTGTATTACATCGCGCCCACCCTAGATCAGGGTAAGCGGATCATGTGGTCCATGCTTAAACAGGCAGGTCGTTTTGGCAAGCCTGACCCGATCATTACTTGGGCGCATGAGAACACCTCTGTAGTAAAGCTTATAAACGGCAGACACATTCATATCTGCGGCTCTGACAGACCGGATACGATTCGTGGCGTTCCTATGGCTTATGCGGTTCTGGATGAGTATGCCTCCATGAAGCCGTTTGTGTGGGAAGAGATTATCCGACCGGCTTTGATGGATACGAAGGGTGGGGCTCTGTTCATCGGCACCCCTGCTGGCAAGAATCACTTCTTTGATCTGTACCAAAGGGCAAGCAAGTCTAAGGATTGGGCTACCTTCCAGTACAAGTCAATGAATAACCCGTTCCTTGATAAAGAAGAGATCGAGTCAGCCTTCTCTGGGCTGAGTTCTCAGATTGCCAGACAGGAACTAGACGCCAAGTTTGAAACCTTTAGTAGCGGTCTTTTCCAGGAAGATTGGATCAAGTTCGGTCCGGAACCAGAAGAGGGTGTCTGGTACGTTGCCGTCGATTTGGCGGGCTTTGAAGCCATCGGAAAAGAGCGCAATGCCGCTGGTAGCAAGCTGGATGAAACGGCTATAGCGGCGGTTAAAGTCCACCCGCAAGGCTGGTATATCGGGGAAGTGGAACACGGTCGTTGGAACATTCGTGAGACGAGTGTACGAATCCTGAGAATGGTTCAGGAAAAACGCGCTGCTACGCTAGGAATTGAGAAGGGCGCATTGATGAACGCCATCATGCCCTACATGCAAGACCAGATGCAGAAAGTTGGGTTTTTCCCAAGAATTGAACCTACGACACATGGAAACAGGTCGAAGACGGACCGTATCGTGTGGTCACTGCAGGGCAGATTTGAACGCGGTTCCGTGACTTTGAAAGAAGCAGATTGGAATCGCCCCTTTATTGAACAACTTTTAGACTTTCCAAACCCGCAGTCACACGATGACTTAGTAGATGCTGTCAGCTATATCGACCAGATAGCCATCTCCGGTTTCCGCACCGACTACGAAGAGGAGGAATATGAACCCTTTGACGTTATCTCCGGGTACTGACGTTCACTGTCTTGATATGGATAAAGACAAAGTGAGAATTGAGTTCGTACACCACGGCAAAAAGTATGAATACACCAACACGCTATCTAAAGACAAGCGGTTGGAAGACATTATTTTAGACCTTAGAAGCTACATAAAGACACTCGAATAGGAACCCTATGCAAGTTCTCCAGAAACCACAATTCAAGGACGGACAAGACCGCTTAGTGTCTTGGGTGCTGTCCAATGTGGACGAATGGCGTACGCATAGGGACTCGAATTTCAAGGAAAAGTGGCGCGAGTATTACCGGATTTGGCGCGGTATTTGGGACCCTGCTGATAAAATGCGGGATTCCGAGCGTTCGCGACTGATTTCCCCTGCTTCACAGCAAGCGGTTGAGTCTACTGTCTCGGAACTGGAAGAAGCGACGTTTGGCAGGG